AGTACAACCTGAGCGCCCACTTCAGCAACGTCAATGGTGACGCTAGAAGTAGAAACTTGAGTTGCAGTCATGTCGGTGCCTTCAGTAAGGTCAGCCGCCGCGATTGCAGGGTACTTAGGGACTTGTACTGTCTTACCGGCTACAGAGCCGATGTCATAACGGGTTACAAGACCGAGCAAGAGGGATTCCTCTTCAGCAGTGAAGCGAGCCTGTAGGATGATATTCGCAAACAGGTCGTCTAAAGTTGAGCTAGTAGTTTCATTTGCCATTGTTCAAATTCCTTCTGAATTAGCGGGTTGCTTTCTTTGCTAACTGCATCTCACGGAAAGCCTCACGGCCACCGCTTTCGTAGTTAGCCAACATTTCTGCCGCCGTTAAGGTTTTCGGCGTCGAACCACCAACTGCCCCCGCTGATCCTGCACCACCCTGTGATGCGCTCACAAAGTGCGGGTTAGTTGTCAAAAAGTCTGATACCAGCTCTTCAACTGATAACAGATCGCCTCTGTCGTTGTAGCGAGGCGTCCCGTTTTTATCGAAAACCTCTACGGTGCCATCTTCAGATAGCGAAACGGAGCCGCGTAACAACTGACTGACTTGATCGGGTGATACCGCCTTGTGCTTTGCCGCCGCAGACAGTAGAGCGCCGTCTACCAGGGTCTGCTCAAGCCTCGCTTTGTAGGCGTTAATCTCCTGATCTTTCTTTTCGACGGTCTGCTTGAGGATATTCTCAAACTCGCCACGATCCTTCTGCCGTTCAATCTCGGCGGTCTGCCGCTCTTGTAACAGGCTTCTGGCCTCGTCCAAGTCCACGCCTTCCAGTTTCTTCTCGTATTGCCGCTTAGTGCGAGCAATGCGATCAGCAACTATCCGGTCAAGCTCCTCTTGCGTAAACGTCTTCTCTGCCTGAGTTTCTACAGTTTCCTGCTCTACGGCCTCAGTGACCGCGTTTTCCATGACTTCTTCGCTCATGTAACGAATCCTCCTGCGGAGTGGGGTTTATTTTACCAAACTACTTCGACTTTTTCTTTTTCTTCTTTCCTTTGTGATAAGGCATAAATGTCTCCTATTCAAACACAGGTCTGAAGTGATGACGGCAATTATAACCGCCGCGAACAATAAAGGGATCACCTGACGCCTTCCCAGCCCAATCGCCAGACCAGATTTCTGCAATCTCTTCCGTGGTGTAAGTGTTGCCAGCGTGTTTTCGACAGAATGGCCGAGAATCCCTGATAACGTCGCCGTAATACTTCCAGCTACCGGCTCCAGCCTGAATGCCAGCATTGACGTTAATCGACGCATCAAACTGCATTAGACTGTCTTGCGCTATCTGCGTGGCATAGCGGCGCATATTGTTGCCCGTTTTATCAGCCGCGTAGATCGTGTGCAATCGCTCTATAGCCGCCTTTGACTGAGCTGGCGTCCCATTCTTGGCTATATCGACAAGCCGATTGATCTCGGCCTGGTCGCTCTGCATATAGACGCCGTTGATGGTCTGCCGGATGCTCTTAATCATGTCCGCCTTGCTCCGGCCAGTTAGGGCGTTCTGGTAGACCTCTTGGGATATACTGTCGAGATATGTACGGCCTATATCCTCAAAGCCCTGGAAGGTAAGCCTCTGGAGTTGCTGAATTACAGTTGGGCTAGTACGCGCAAAATTGCCGTAATTATTTAGCATTTCCAGCGCCCTGCGCTCTACCTCGGGATAGTCGTCTAAGAGGCTCTGAACCGTTACGCCGTACTCTTGCTCTATGATTTGCTGAAGCTCTGCTCTTGCAGAGATGGCCCACTCAACATCAAAGAGCTTGCCAGCCTGGTCTGGTGCCGTGGCTAGATAATCAGCAATCCGATTCTCCAATACCGATAGCGCCGCAAGCAATCTTTCAAGATGGCTGTCAGCCAGTCGATCAAGGTAGTCATCATGCTGATTGTCCGTTGCCATTATTCAGCGGTCTGCTCCACTAATGGGAACTCGCCAAGCGCTCTCGTATTTTGCTCAATTTCTATATGTGATTGAGCAACCATATCGTCATCAAGAACCAGATCGGCAATCTGCTTATCTACTTCACGCATCAAAGTGGTCGATCTAACGCCGCTTGCCTTCACCTGTTGCAGGAACAACAAGTCCTGAGCGTAATCACGCAGATCAAACGAGTCGGGATAGCTGATCGTCACCTCATGGACATCATGCTCCTGCCACTTGCAATAGAACTCCCACAACTGCTCCTCGGCCAGCTCCAGGATATCGGCCTTCTCAGAGAGCTTGGCATTGAGCATCTGGAACTCGGTCTGCATGGCCACGCCAGACTGCGTGATAGCCTCTGTGCCGCGTACCGCGCCCATGTGGGTCATCCTATTGATCGACTCTATTTTGTCGCTTATAGAGGCTCTGATGGCGTCCAGGTTAGCCCCTGACGGTTGCATCTGGTAGGGACGCAGAGCTGGGTCAATATCGTCTGCCACATTGATGACCGCGCCAGCTCCGGCTGATGCGTCTGTGTCGTAGGTCTTAACCAGGGTCGGATGGTTGGAAATGCGGATCAACTGCTCGATCTCGCTCAACTCCTGATAGATGGCCTTTTGCATATAAGCCACATCCGAGATGTCTGAGATGCCCACACCGCGCACGATAGATCGGTTGGCTGGCAGGTAGACCGCAGGGATGACCCCAATCGGGTTGTCTATGAGCTGGACTACCTCTGCCGTAGCGCCGTCGTAGCGCGTCAGTTTGATCTGGTCTTTGTACCACTCACGGAAGTGGGTGACGGTCGTAGTGCCGTCCACGCGATCAACGGACTCTCTGACCTTGAGATAGGTCAGCTCATGGCGTCCTGATGGCTGTCGCTCCCAGCGCCAGTCGTAGACGTTCTCAGGCGTGATAAGCGTAACGTATGGCCTGATGCCCTGGTTCAGCTCCTCAGCTCTGGTGCCTACCTGCGACTCCGGCTTGTCCACCATGATCCAGACATGGCCGTAGACTGATGACCAAATCTGCGATTCACGCATGAAGGAGTTGAAGTTTTGCCCGTCCAGGTTGGCGTCCTTTAGAAACGCCTCCAGGTCGGGGCTTCCTTCCATGCCCTCAAAGTTGCGGGTTGGGTTAATGCGCCAAAGGAAAGACGAATAGACATGGATGACATTGCGGCAGTGGTTATCCAGGGGCGTCAGCTCCAGGCGTCTGCCGTATGCCTTGCTGTCCTCATTTAAATAACCCGTGAGGTAGTTGCCCTCACGATAGTCAGCACCGCCCATGTAGCTTCGCAGGTAGAACTCCCACCGCTCAACGTGAGTCTCATAATCGGGATGCTGGTACTCAATATCTATTTTCATCAAGTCCACCGTTGAGGCGCAGGAGCCTCATATTGCTTGCGGATGGGAAAGAGGTAGTCTACCGCATACCCAAGCGCATCATTCATGTGATCGAAACCATCGTCTTTATTGACCTGGCTGGTTCCTTCCTTGTACGTCTGGCGCTCAAGTGACTCAATGGTCTTTTTGCACTTTGGGTCAACAAATAACTGCCTCACGCCATCCGCTGATTGCAGTCGTGAATTGACTGCGTTAATTCTGTCTCTTATCGCTGAGTGCGAGTTTCTAACCTTTACCTCAAAGCCTGCATTTTGCAGTATCGACAAATCAGTACGGCCACCAGCAGATGTCTTTCTTTGGCGGCACGCAGGGTCGGGGTATATCGTAACATTTTTAACGCCAAATCTCTTGCGTATCTCATCGGCCATTTCGTCGGTGTTTGAGCCGAATATAACTATCTCGTCAAAGGCGTGCAGAGTGTTCCCGTTTCGCGTCATTACAACCGCACTCATTGGGTCAAGGTTAAAGTCCATTCCTATCAGTATGCGGCCTGGCTCGCCGTGGTAACGGACTACTGACTCCTCTCTGCTAAAGTTGTAGTAGATGACGCCCGAGTAATTAACAAACCGCGCTTGGTACTCCTGATCGAAGGTGCGCTCATCTAAGTCCTGCTTTGCCGCAGTGATCTCATTGGCGTCTACGTTGCCGCCCTCTAGCGTGGTGTACTGGTGTGAAGACCAGCCCTCATCCTTATCGACGCCCTTAGTCCAGAGATCATAGAAATGGTTGCGGCCTTTGGGGGTGCCAATAAATATGGCTGATCCCTTACGGTCTGAGAGTGATGGCCTGATTACCTCAAACCACGCCTCCTTCCGCATATCTGCGAACTCGTCAAGGACACAAAAGTCTAGTGCGCGTCCGCGAAGGTTATCTGGCTTCTCTGCCCCCTTGAGGCTGATTATTGAGCCATTAGCCAGATGCAGGCTCAGTGACGTCTCGTTGGTCTTGGTGATGTACTCGGGCGGGATAGCTTCTATCAGCATTCCCCAGGCGATTTCCTTTGCCGCCTTGTATGTGGGCGCGATATACCAGCAGTTTCTATCCTCGCCCTGTAGAGCCGCCCTGATAAGCTCGACGGCAGATAAGAACGTCTTGCCAAATCGCCGTCCAGCAACAACAACACGAAAGCGCGTGTCGTTAGTGAATATCTCAGTCTGTGGCTTTGTTAGATTCACTCAGCAAGCTTGACGACTAGCGGTGGCAATTCTGTGTTTTCGGGCTGATTTTCTCGCCACCCTGCTTGAGTCTTGAGATAGAAGATAGCCGCCGTGACGTTGCCCTTTTGGGCTAATGAGATCAGGTTTGACCCCACTGATGCTATCGCTTTGCCCTTGCCTCTTTTATACGCCTCAAAAACCTCGGGCTGGCGCTCCTCTACTGCCCTAAGCGTGTTCTCCGCTATACCAAAGTAATCGGCCATCTGCTTCTTTGATAGCACGGAAGCAAGCGCCTCTACTTGAGCCACCTGCGCTTCATCAAAATATACTGATGGACGACCCCCGCCGTCTCCTTGGTTGCCGATCTTAGCCATCAAATGCCTCGCCAGTGTCAGCGTGTACGGCTTTCTGGCCCGTGAAGTCCTGCCAGCGTTTGACAATGACATCGCAGTATTTGGGGTCTAGCTCCATTATGTATGCGTCGATGCCATGCTTTTCCGCCGCAATTAATGTTGAACCCGAGCCACCGAAAAAGTCCGCGATTGTTCTGGCGCTTAAATTAAAGCGCTTGATTATCCATTCCATCAACGACACAGGCTTCTGCGTAGGATGCACTCGGTTAGTTTTTTCGCTCGCCTGCGTAAATTGACGCACGACACTGCGAAAATTAGCCCATGCAAGCTCACAGTCGGTTTGATCGCTTTGACCGTTGTTTTTGTCCCACACGAGCCAGCATTCGCTATCAGGTAATGCACTGCAATAGTAGTTAGCGCCCCACCAAATCTGTTTAGCGTTAGGATACAAAGAATAAATAAGCGCAAAGGCATCCTTTGCGACCGTTGCGTCATCATCACCCAAAATATCGCCATCATAATTTTTGCTCAATACAGCAGACTTGCTGACGGCGTTCATCCCATACGGCGGATCGGTGTGTATTAAGTCGATATAGTTGCCTTGCGTCAACTTTTCAATGTGCTGTGCATCAGTTGCACTGCCACACATTACCCGATGCCGCCCTAGCACCCATATATCGCCCTCAACGGTTTTCGGCGTATCTGGCACTTCGGAAACGGCATCCTCATCCGTCAGCCCTTCTATTTGCTCTGGCTGAAGCAGTTGCGCTAACTCATCAGCATCAAAGCCAGTCAGATCAAGGTTAAAGTCTAGCTCTTGCAAGCGTTCAAGCTCTGCGGTTAAGGCAGTTGTATCCCAGCCAGCATTTAAGGCCAGCTTGTTGTCTGCTATGACGTAGGCTTTCTTTTGCGCTTCAGACAACCCCGCAAGCGTAATGGTAGGCACCTTTTCCAGCCCCAGCTTTTTAGCCGCTAGGAGCCTGCCGTGGCCTGCAATGATGCCGCCCTTCTCATCAATCAGTATCGGATTGGTAAACCCAAACTCCTTAATGCTCGCCGCGACTTGGCTTACCTGGTCGTCGCTATGCGTCCTACTGTTGTTTGCGTAGGGGATAAGGCCGCTTTTGTCGCGGTATTCTATTTCTAGGTTTTTAGTCATTACGCATTCGGATGGGGAATTGGGTTGGCCCAATACTCGCCCTTTGCCGCTCCTGCTCTGATTTGCCCAGTCAGTAAATCGTCCGTGTCCATAGGGAAGGACTCTACAGTCCCATCGCTAAACGCCACCAGGTAGGTGCCTTCATCTTCAGGCATCTCCCCTGGCGTTATAGCCTTCCATTCTAAAACCGCGATTTGTCTCATACTTATAGGTTATCAGAAAACAGAAAGTGCCGTGGACAGTTTAATTAGCGCCCTATGATATAGCCCCCGCGCTGTGCATTAAACTTTACGATGCCACGGCTCACCGTAGGAGATGAGGGCATCACATTCTAATTGTCACAAATTCCGCATACGCCTCTTTGTTCTTTTCGGCTTCTATTACCCTGCCATCAAATAAGACCACGTAGTCTTTCTCTGTGATCTTGGCTAGCCGCTCTGCCTGGTTAAGCGAGGACACAATGCGTTCACGCTCTAGCTTCCGGCACATCCAATAGGGCAAATCATTCATTGGGCCACTCCCACTGCGGATCAGAGGATTGATACATTGTACATCCCTCAAGGCCTACCGAAATCAGCAACAAGATAAATATGGCTATGATCCCCTCGTGCTTTAGGTTCATGCTAATCTCCGCAAAAACACATGATTAAAGTCCATGCTAATCTCCGCAAACCTCTGAATAGTTGCCGTTATAGTCAGGCCAGCCGTTTGACCCAGCAGAGTCCTTGTATAACTTAACCATCTGACAGTAATTAGCGTCGATCTGCTGTTG